TTCTTTCACAATAGTTCAGCATTGCATCCCCTCCCCAGAGTAGATATGAGATAGTCCCACACGCTTTCTCATCAGATGGCTTGTAGTATGTCCTGGCTCTTGACAAGAAAGAGAAAGTTCTCTTAATTGTGTCCAGACTTAAACTCTCACCACCACTGATCTGTTGCGCTCTTAACTTTCCAGTTTGTGTTGCACACTTATTCCCTACTTCCTCATTGAGCCGAATGCCTCTTTTCGCATTGTCTTTGGCCTTCTGTGGATAGTCAGAATAAGTCTCTGCCTTTTGTGTCAGCGAATCGATCACGTTGTCCCACTTAAACTCATCAACTATGACTGGCTCACTTGGAATAGAGTGGATGATCTCCGACTCTTGTCCAGCAAGTAGTACCAATTGACTTGTCAAGTGTTTGACTTTCATTTCGATTCCATGAAGTCTCTCATCAGTTCCTTTCCCATTGGATAGGGCCTTGATGCAGACGTTCAATTCTTTTGTGAGTTTCTCTATATAGTCAGTCTTTTGTTCTCCTTTGACATCGACTACTGGAGTGAACTCATTTGATCCGAAGGTCACTGCCGATCCTTCGAATAGTTTTATTTCGCTTATCTCATAGAAACCACCAGACTCAAGGTTCTTGTCTTCTATGTATTTTGCTTTGTCTTTTATGTATTGGAAACCAATGGAATGCTCTTTAATTATTCCATCCTCATAATCTCTATAGGCATCTTCACCATCTGTAGATCGACCAAGTTGACCGACTGCAAACAATCCAAATGCATCCTCTTCAAGTCTCAAGAACTTTCCGATCTGTTTCTCCCAGTCGTGATGTCTTAAGAATGCAATCTTTCGATTCGATGTTGACTCTGGGCCACGTTCTTTGATTGACTTACTGAATGCACCTTTCTTGATGATATCATAGTCTGAGTCCATTGTGTCAAACTTGGACAGATAGATTGAGACCTCTCTCTTCTGAGTGTCTATATCCTTGAGCTCGAATGCTCCTTTTTGATTATATAAGTTGTTCCTTAGATTCATATCTCTTCTGGTATTGGTTCTGACCATTCGGCACTACTCATCAATGTTAGGGCCTGGCTATGTGTTAAAGTTTGTAATGGAACCACAGATCCATCTGTAATGAATGTTGGTTCGGTGTTGTACTTAATAACGAATTGAGAATCATCTAATGACTTTCTAATTGTAGTCTCATCAGTTTGACCTACTTGCGCAAAGTCAATGTTTGATAAATCTGCAATGTTTATTATTGCGTATGTTTCTGCTATTCTTGTACTCATTTTTTTATTTGTTTTTATGTTGGCACATCTGTTGTTCTATTTGCTTCGACCATATTTGCACCCCTTGTGACAAGACCACCGTTGACATCTGTCATTGTCCAAGTGAATCCATTCCAAATTGCAGAATCACCCATTCTGAACCATGTAGTAGGTGATGTTAAACCACTAGCAATATTATTTAGGTCTGTAGGTGCACCATTATTATATAATTCGTTTGCTTGTGATTCTGTTAATGTTGTATTATTCCATACTGAAAACTCATCTATAAAAGATGCACCAAAACCACTTGGAACACCACCTAATTCTAATACACCATTAAAATCTGATGATGTAACTATTACTCCAGTACTTGTACCATTTACAATTACACCATTTATATATACTCTTGGTCTTTGATACCTAGATTGAGTACCATCAAAAGTATAAACAATATGAGACCATTGATTGAAAGGAACACTATTTGATAATGTTCTGTAATAGTAACTACTTGTGTTAAATGAGATGTCCACACTTCCATTAGTGCGCCATATACACGCTAATCTTTGGTTACCACTTTGTTTGCCAATCTTCCAAATTACAGCATTTGTCGTATCTGTTGGTTTTATCCAAAAAGAAATACTAAAGTTTTGCGTTCCATTTATTTCTGTATAGTTAGATGTACTAAAAAGTCTATCATCTACACCATCAAATTCAAACGAATTTAAGTTCTGAAAACTTGGAGGAGTGCCATTGGTCAACACATTACTATTCACCTTAAATGGACTATAAGAAGAGTTGCTATAGAATGACATATTTTATTTCAATATTGCGACAACAGATCCAGATGTCAATTGTACACCAGAGAAGGTTGATCCTCTTAATGGTGAAATAATTACTCCAGCCTTTATGGTTGCAGTTGCATCAGCCAGGTAAGTTGATTTTACATCTGATGCCAATACTTTTATTGATGTGAATACTGAATCCTCAGCGACATAAAGTGCATCGATCTGGTTTGTATATTCGGTTGTGTTGTTTACGACAAATGTCCCATTCTGCAATGCCAATTCTTCAATGGCAACTAATTGTGATGAACTTCCCATGTTTATTGTTGGTTGTTTAAGTCTGTTAATATTCTGATCTCTTCCTCTGTGAGCTCGACTCCAAGTCCAGCAATTTTCTCCAGAGTTTCTGCCTTTGTTTTTTGTACGTCTGCCTTCTCTCCTTCGTCTTCTTGCAATGCTGGTAGATGACTGAAGTCTGCCTTCAGATAGTATTCATCAGAGAGTCCCCATTGTTTCATCATTGAGTCGTACATTGATTGAGTCTCTGGAATGATCGTATCTGTATATACAAGTCTGATCGAGTCTCTCACATTGGTGAATGTAGTGCCACGTTCAGAACTGAATAGGTTTGCATTGAGTCCGTATGTGTCGATGATTGCCATCTTATCGGCAGTGAGTTCCTCGAATAGCATGAGGTCTCTTGTAGGATATGACATCGGCTTCCAGTCGACATTGCTCTCAGTGATGATCAACTCATCCTTAGATCTCTTGAACCAATCTTGTTGTATCTGTCTCTTCTCTTCTGGAGTCATTGGAATGGCCCCTCCCATATCGTTCTGGCTTGTGGTCAGTATACCTATTGATCCAATGTTCTCAAGTAACACATTACGCTTGTGATATTGTGCCTTGATATTTGATAGTGGATACTTCAATGAGTCGATCCTTGAGATCGGTTTCACCAAGTTCATACCATCATCAGTGGTCAAGTAGATCATGTCTGTCCAGTCTATCATCTCCTTTGAATCATCATCGTATTCAAAACAGAAACGAGTGACCATGTCTTCTGAGTCCATAGCCTGGAGTTTCTTTCCAGATAGTTGTATCTCGATTTTGTTTGCTGGTAGTGGAACCATTAAGTTCCTAATGTCAAACGATCTCTTAGGACAATATGCGAATGCATTGGAGTAAAGTGCATCTTGTACAGATAGTGAGTATACAACATCTGACCATGATTGCATGGCGTTAGGATCTTTGAATAAATCCAGTAACCAGTGACTCTCGATCTTGTCTCCATTCATATCGTATAGACATGGATGATTAGAGGCCATCATTGATGCTCTCTTGTCGATCACTGCTCTGAGCTCTGGTATCTCAATGAAGAGTCTCCATGCGTTGTTTGTGTCCACCCAGACTGCTTCCTTCTTTCCCCAGATCTGATTTGCTATCGGTAACCTACCAGAGACTTGGTTGATGAATCTACCAAGATGATTGTTCTGATTCGTTCCGAAAAAGTTGCTTAAAAAATT